AACTTAACTCTCGCATAATTGGAGAAAAATATGACAACACAACAATTCAGATTTAATTCTATCAATAAATTTCCTAATATGATGGATCAGGACTTACTCAAATTCTTTATTGGATTTGATGCAGAAAATGAATCTATTAGAAAATCTAAAGAAGCAATTTCTAAGAATCAATCAAACTATCCGCCTTATAATATTAAAAGTATTGGGGATACAAAATATGTGATTGAGATTGCTGTCGCTGGTTTTAAACAGGAAGATATTGATGTAGAATTGTTAAACAGAAACCTTACTGTTGTTGGCAAAACAACTGAAGATGATACTAGTGTATATCTACATAAGGGTTTAGCATCAAGGGCATTTACACGAACTTTTACTTTGGCTGAACGTGTAGAAATTTCTGATGTAGTTTTACAAGATGGTTTATTGAAGATATATCTTGCACACATTATCCCAGAGTCGCACAAACCAAGGAAATTGGAAATCAATTCTCCGCACAATAAAATCCTTCTGGGATAAATCTATAGGGGAAGGTAAAATCTTCCCCACTTTTTTAAGGTGAATTATAATATGACAACAAAATGTTTCAAATTAGTATCAGGTGAAGAATTATTGGCAAATGTAGTTGATGAAGATGCCTTTCAATTCACACTTTCAAATCCTGCTCAAATTGCAATCCAACCAAAAGAAGATGGTTCTATTGGACTTATGATTGCACAATTTCTTCCGTATGCTGAAGGAGATATTACTGTTTTCAAGTCTGCTCTTGTAACTGTCGGTATTCCTGCTCAAGGATTAATAGATGAGTATATTTCAAAGTTTGAAGAACAACCTCTAATACAAGTTCCTGACAAAAAAATTATACTTTAGTTTTATAAAACTTGGTAACCGTAGGGATTACCAAGTCTTTTACATTATGGAGAAAATGAATGTTAGTATTTGACGTGGAAACCCTCAGCACAGAATCCACCTGTGTTATCCTCTCGGCAGCAATGGTTTACTTTGATGAAAATTCCACATACGAAAGTATCTTGGAAAATTCACTCTTTGTTAAATTTGATGCCAAAGAACAAATCTCAAAATATAATCGCACTGTTTCCAAATCTACTCTAGATTGGTGGTCTAAACAATGCGACTTCGCAAAAAACACCAGTCTTGTTCCAACGAAAAACGATGTTCCTGCAATAGAAGGAATTGAAATGTTCAGGGAATATCTTAAAGTTGATCCATCTCCTAATAAAATAATATGGGCACGTGGTAGTCTAGATCAAATGGCGATCGATAGTCTATGCAATGCTGTAGGTGTCAATCCTATTGTTAGATACAACGCTTGGAGAGATGTTAGAACAGGTGTCGATATCCTTGCCACTACTTCCGAAAATGGTTATTGCCAAGTAAGTTTGCCAGGATTCACTATCCAAAAAGTTATAAAACACGATCCCAGGCACGACTGTGCCTACGATGCGGTGATGTTGTTATATCCGATTTAATTCTTTACTATAAGCAGTTTTCGTAGTATAATATAAACTTATTAATGGAGATACAATGTCAAAATCCTTCTATACCTCAGTTGTGCAATGGGGAAATAACCTCTTAGTCCGTTCTATTCGGGATGGGCTACATCAAAAACAAAAGGTGGATTTCTATCCAACTTTGTATACAACCAATACCAAGACTATTTCAACACCTACTGAATGGACTACCTTACATGGTATCCCAGCTTATGAAATTAAACCAGGTAATATCAATGACTGCAAAGAATTCATTAAAACATATGAAGGTGTGGAATCGTTTAATATCTTTGGGCAAACTAATTATGCTTTGCAGTATATCTCTGATAATCATCCTGATGATATTGTATTTGATTCCGAGTTTCTAAAGATAGTTTCTATAGATATCGAAACAGCCACTGAAGCGGATGCCTTTCCTGAACCAAAATATGCAGCAGAAGAAATCCTTCTAATCACAATTCAAGATAATAAATCCAAAGAATATAAAACTTTTGGTTCAAGACCTTATACTGGTGAAAACTCAGGGAACTACATCCTCTGCAAGAACGAGAAAGATCTATTGAGGGTGTTTGTCACTCATTGGCAGTGTAATGTTCCCGATATCATCACAGGTTGGAACATAGATTTGTTCGATATCCCATATCTTGTTAATCGTATTAAGAAAGTTCTTGGTGACGATTACAAGAAACTATCTCCTTGGAATAGCGTTATCGAAAAGAAAACTAATGTTCGTGGCACAGAAGAAATCTTGTTCGATATCGTAGGTGTTTCCTCTTTGGATTATTATGCCTTGTATAAGAAATACACCTATGCAACTCAAGAATCCTACAAACTGGATCATATCGCATTTATCGAATTAGGCGAAAATAAATTAGATCATAGCCAGTGGGCGACATTCAAAGAGTTCTATCAAAATAACTGGGAATTGTTCGTAGATTACAATATCAAAGACGTTGACTTGGTCGACAAACTGGAGGATAAACTGAGATTGATAGAGTTACATCTAACGATGGCATATACAGCAAAGATCAATTACAATGATGCATTTAGTCCAGTAAAGTTATGGGATGCTATCATTTATAATGATCTGTTGAATAAGAAGATTGTTATTCCAAATAGTGAACATCATTCTAAAGGTGAAGCGTTTGAAGGTGCGTATGTTAAAGACCCATTGAAAGGTATGCACAAATGGGTGGCGTCATTCGATTTGGCTTCGCTCTATCCTCATCTGATAATGCAATATAACATTAGTCCAGAAACTATTACTGATACAAGATTAAATCTTTCTATAGATGGGTTACTTAAGAAAGATCCTATTCCTGAAACAGGATTATCAGTATCAGCAAATGGTTGGTGTTATTCTAAGGATAAACAAGGGTTTCTTCCTAGTCTTATGGAAACGATGTATAATAATCGTACTGTACATAAGAAAGCAATGCTTAAGTGTGAGCAGGATTATGAAGAAGATAAGACTAAGAAGTATCTGTTAAAGGAGATTTCAAGGTTAACTAATCTTCAAATGGCACTTAAGATTGCTTTGAACTCTGCTTATGGAGCTTTGGGGAGTCCATTCTTTAGATACTATGATTTGAGGATGGCTGAAAGTATTACTTTGTCAGGTCAACTTTCAATCAAGTGGATTGCCAACACTCTTAATCAGTATATGAATACAGCAATGAAAACTGTTGATAAGGATTATGTCATTGCTATTGATACCGATTCTGTTTATCTTACTTTGGAAAATCTAGTTGAACAACATCAACCTGATAAAACTACAGAAGAAAGAATCCAATTTATGGATAAGATTTGTGGTCAGGTGATAACTCCAATCATTGAAAAGTCTTATTCTGAACTTGCAGTTTATATGAATGCATTCCAGAACAAGATGCAAATGAAACGAGAGGTTCTTGCTGATAAAGGCGTTTGGTGTAAAAAGAAAAAGTATATTCTTAGAGTTCATAATTCCGAGGGTGTACAATACGACCAACCTAAACTTAAGATCATGGGTTTGGAGATTGTAAAGTCATCAACTCCTAGTGCTATTAGAGACAAACTAAAGTCTACTATTGGTGTTATTCTTGATGGGACAAATAGTGATCTTATAAAGTTTATCGACTCTGCCCGAAAGGAGTTTATGAGTATCCCTATCGAAGACATAGCATTTCCCAGAGGTGTGAATGGTGTGAATGAATATAGCAGTAATGTTTCAATCTATTCTAAAGGTTGTCCAATTCATGTCAGAGGGGCGTTGTTATACAATCATCTTATTAAGGAATTGAACCTTACTCATAAGTATCAACCAATCAAAACTGGTGATAAGATTAAGTTCATTTACCTTAAGAAACCTAATACGATTAAGGAGAATGTAATAGCATTTCAATCTGAACTACCAGTTGAGTTTGGATTGCACAAATATGTAGATTATGATCAACAGTTTGAGAAGGTATTTCTTGATGCGTTGGATAACATTATCGAGCCAATGGGTTGGCATCTAGTGGAAAAGGCAACTCTTGATGACTTCTTTGGGTGAGATATGGAAAATATAAAAATTTTAAAAACAGGCATCAATGTATCTAAGATACTAAAACAACTTGAGAAATATCCTGAAGATTGGGGGTCACAAAGAAATATT